CGGGCGGTTTTATGAACCAGACCTCGTTCGACATGAAGTTCCTGCGGACGGACGCCGCCGCCAACCCGGGGCTGATTGCCTTCGGGAACATCGTGGCCTACGGGGGTCAAGAGTTCCGCATTATGACCGTTACGGATCGCACCCCGTCGGCCTGGGTCATCGTCAAAGTCCAGACCAAGGTTCAGTAATGGCCTATGTGGTCACAGTCGCCAAGGGCGTAAAGGTGGACTACACCGAGTTCGCCAAGCACTTGGCTTTGTACGCCTTGGTCATGCGTAAAAGCATCGAGGGCGTCGTAAAGCAGCAAGCTGGCCTGTTCGCCAAGGATATGTGCGACTTCACCCCGCCGTTTTCTGGTTCAGCTCCTTCGATTACGAAGGGCGGGGAAGGCGGTTTTGGAAGCAAGGCCAAGAAGAAAGGGCAGGACGCCGTCAGCCGTGACGTCCGTAAGATTTTCGCACCCTTGCACTTCGCTCCAGCCGCCGGCGTCGCCGCGCAGAGCAATATCGGCGTATTCTCGGCATGGGCTAGGGCCAAGATGAAACTGCCTCAGGTGTCCGACCCCGGTTATGTATTCCAGATGATCCGTGATCGTGGGGGCATCATCGGCCAAGGGGAGTTCGACTACTTCAAGCGCATCATGGGTAACACTAGGTCCAGCACGGCCAAGTTCATCCTTGGAACGAACGAAGGACGCATCAAGTCAATCCACGAACGCCGGCGCGGCAGTCCTTCGTACAAGGTCTACGAGACTTCAAAGACGGAAAAATACTTCGTCGACGACTGGAAGCCAGTCGAATCATACATCAAGCGGGTGCAGCAGCGCGTCGGTAAACTGAAGTCTGGCTGGTACTACGCTGGTCTGAAACTACGCCCCATGCCCACCTCTGCATGGATTAGCCGGCAGGGTTCTGGAACGTCTATCTACCAGGCACGTCTGGGCGTAGCCGATCCTGTAATCAAGCTCGGCTCGACCGTAGGCCGAAACTACAGCCAAGGCTACCACTTCATGCGTATGGCCATGAACCACCGTGCGTTCGCCATGCGTGTGGCCATGCTTCAGCATTTGCGATCCCCGCGCAACCACGGTAAACTGGTCGAAGTCATTCGCCGGCTGCAAGGCGGGTTCAACCTATCCCTTACCAATACACCCTGATGTCCAACCCTCCCTTCTTCAGCTTCCGCACCGTCCTCGAGAACAGGGTGGCCGGCTACCTTGAGCCGCTGTTCCCAGGCGTCGCCGTCCACAAGGGCGTGACCGACGAAATCCGGGTCATCCCAATCATCATCGCCCACGCCGAGTCCAGCAGCAACATCGACGACCTAGGCTCCAATACCCTCGGCAATTACAAGGCGAGCCTGAAACTCTACATCTACTCGTCCGCTGACGACGAGACGCTGGATACCCACCGCGCCCGAGTCGTGGAGGTAATCGGTGCCATGCGCGACGTGCCGGCCTTGAAAGCCCTCTGGAACCCCTCGACGGACGGCCAGTTGTACGACCTATGGATCGAAAACGACGAGGAGGGAATGAGCCAGCGACGCTACGGCAATGTGCTGGAATACACCGTCTGGGGCGTCATGCCCCCGTCCCCTTGACACTTGGCTAAACCCATACGACTATGGCAATCGATTACGGCGTAGCACACTTTTACGGACTCTATGGCACGGTCACCTATGCGACCCTCCAGTCCGACTCCCTGTCCCAGAGCTTCAAGATCGACGTCGAAGTCATGGACGAAGAAGGCCGTGTCATCACCGACCGCCTGGACGACCTCTTTCAGGAAATCACCCTTGAGGGCGTCCTCAAGGACGGCACGACCCCGGAAATCGGCACCCAGTTCACCTACCTCGGCATCCAATGGATTCTGAAGTCCCTTGAAGATAAGGGTACGAACAAGGACTTCCGCAAGGTCACCATCAAGGGCGTCAAGTACTCGCAGATCGCCTAATAGGGCGGCATCCAAGATGGATGCTCGATACCTACAGGCTACGACCGTCCTGCCCCACCAGAATAAGGTGTGCGGCAGGACGCTTCGTCCTTTCTGCCTCCGGCACCGCATCGCGCTGGAGGCCATCCAGTCTCCTTTCCTCGACCCTGAGAAGTATCAGTTTAACCCCGTGCAGGTCGTCATGGCGGCGCGTATTCTGTCGACCTATGACAAGGAGGAAATGGCCCGTCCCCTGTCCTACATCGAGAAGTTGTACGTCGCCCGGATGGCGTTGAGCAAGAAGTACTATTCGCGCTGCATCGGCACGATCCTCGGATGCATTAAAATCTCCCTGTCCTACCCCAAGTTCTGGAAGAAGGAAGAGAAGGAAGGCGTGAAGAAGTACGATTCCATCCCGTTCCCCCTGCAATGCGTGGCCAACCTCTGCCGCAACGGCGTCAGCCTGGAGGAAGCCTGGACGATGCCGGAGGGCGAGGCCGTCTGGATGTCCGTCGCCAGCGCGATCTACAACGGAGCCAAGCTGGAAATCCTATCCACCGAGGAAGAGAAAGATTTAGAGAATTTCGACGCCCGTATTGAAGCCTACAAAAAGGCGAACAACCTACCCTGACACCGATGGCCGACCTATCTGTAACAATCGGACTAGACCAGAGCGAACTGGAGAAAGGACTCGCCAACGCCGGCAAGTCGCTCGGAAAACTGTCTGGTGCCGTCCAGGCGGGTCAGAATCCGTTTCAGGCTACGGCTAACCAACTCGGCACCGCACAAGGCATCGGAAGCCTGGTAGGTGGCCCTATCGGAGCGGTAATCGGTGCATTCGTCGACGCTTTCGGAGCGGCAATCGGAGCAGTAATTTCTAAAATCAAGGAACTGGCAGACTACGCGCAGAATCTTCGCCGGATTTCCCTGACGACTGGTATTAGCATCCAAGAGTTGAGCAACATGGAAGGCTTTGCATCGGCATTCGGTGTCAGCCTTCAGTCTCTTGCTGGATCGTTCACGGAGTTCACGCGCCGAATGGGTGAAGTACGCATCAAGGGCGGCGAGCTGACCAACATCCTCGCCAAGATGGGCATCGGGATGGACGAGGTTGCCAACGGCACATTCAACCATCAGAAGGCGATGATGGCCTTGGCCGACGCCTACGCCGCCGGCACCGACGAAGCCACTCTGCTCTACTACGGCACGAAGATGTTCGGCGACTCGTTCAAGGAACTCCTCCCAATCATCAAGTCAGGATCGAAAGCCGTCAAAGACGCATCCAACACCTATCTTGATGCGAACAATGGTGCTACTGCTGCTTATGGTCGTGCCGGACAGGACTTGGACAATATGGGAAGGTCTTGGAACAACTTCTGGATTAATTTGATTGGCTCTTTCAATCAATGGATTGAAGAGATGCAGTTTTCTACGAAGAACTTCTTCAGCGCGGGTGCTTGGAATCCTTTCGAGACTATTGAAGACGAAGTTAAGCGAAAGATTGAGAACGCTCCCAAGTACATGACGAATCAGGAAATCATTGAATTCGTTCTTGATGAAATCGATGAGGACAAGCGTGACGAGGCTCGAAAAGAGCTTGAAAAGCAACTCAAGGGTGACGGCAAGAAACTAACGCCTTTCGGTATGTCCGAAGCCGGCGCGGCTTCCCAGATGCAGCAGATGGGCGGCGGCGATATCTTCGGAGCCGTGGCCTTCTCCCCCATTGAACGGATCGCCACGGCGACCGAAGAAACCGCAGCGAACACCAGGCCGAAGGACGCACCCGCTCCTCGCGCTCCCGACGAACTTACACGATAATGGCTTCCCCCACACGAATTGGATTTGGTAACAACCTGATCAACCCTATCGCCCAGCCCGGGTGGCAGGTCGAGTCGGACGGCTTCGGCCTTCTTCAGGCTCAGGTGAAGTTCAAGTGGACGAACAGCCAGATGAACGGGTTCACGACTACTTTCGCCAAGGGTGCTACTTTCCAAAATTTGGTTGGTGTAATCACTCCCTCCAGCCTGGCACAGCTCAAGGTATGGAAGGCCAACTACGTCTACGAGAAAGCCGACGTCCTGACGGTGACCGCCGACTTCTGCGGCATCGATCCGAATGTGAACGGAGGTCAGTTCACCAATATGCAGATGGTGATGACCGGGGCTACGGCTTCCGAGCCTATCGAGCATCACCCTAACTTCCTCGTTAGGAACTGTCTCTCCATCTCGCCTGGTAATGTCCTCGCAGGATTCCCTACCGCCTCTGGCTGGGACCCGAGTGCTACTACTAATCCGAACCGCGCACTCTGGACGCCCAAGGTGGCCAATAACGGTGCGACCCAAGGCCAGCAGTTCGTCGGATTCCTCCCCAATCAAGACCCCGCCGAATATACCGCTGGCAAAATCAACATCAAGGCCGGCATCAAGAACTACTATAAGCCTTCCCTGACTTTGCGCGGACTCTGGTACATGGCAAGCGAGTCTGCCGCGCTAGACCTTGCTTCCTATGTCGGTTACTGCACAGACGGCACCAACATGGGTATGCCTGAGGCTTATCGTAAGCTTGCGAAAGAAAACGGATACTCTGGAAACTTCCAGTATACCTCTGCCTACGACTCCAAGATTAACCGAACCTTCCTGATTACCTCATGCTCGGTCGAGCAGTTCGGAGGCATCTACAAGATCACGATGGACTTCACCCTCTCGGGCATCTCCGGCTGGGACCCTGACGTCTATCCCTCGATGGTCGCATGAGGTCTTTGACTGGATTCAACAGCGGTTCGTTGGACGGATCGTTCGCGCCTGGTCAGCCCATTTCGGCCTCCAAGCTGAATATGCTGGCTGGCGCGGCAGACAAGTCCCGCCCGATGTTCTCGAACGACATCCAGTTCATGTCGACGGGTGGTGGCGTCGCCTATGGCGTACCCAATCAGGTCTATTACGCACCTACGCTGAATCCGCTAGACCCCGTTCTCAACGGCGACAAGGTCACCATCGTCCCCGGCACGGTCAATCGGTACATCCCGAAGATTGGCACGACCTACATCGACGCAAGCCCTCCCCCTCAACTGACTGTGACGGACAACGGCTACGTCTTGGTCAAGGTGACCTACGAGGTGAACAAGTATTTCCCGCGCACCGCCGAGATCGTCTTCCTTGCCGTTGCCACGCCGCCGGCAGACACGAACACCGAGAGCTACTGGCCTTTGGCAAAGGTGACAAAGACTGTTGTCGACAGCACGACCACCTACTCGCTGCAATACTTCAGCAACGGCAACCTCGTCGTGAACCGCCTCAAGGCCGGGAACAACATCGCCACTTGGTGGTGGGACGTCATCAAGTAAATGGCCGACCCGTGGAACAACGCCACGTCGTATTCGCCGGGGGCGACGGTGTCGTATAACGGGCTTATCTACTACCGTTCGCAGTACCCCCCTACCCCTACCTCTGGCACCCCTCCGAATGTGGAGATGGGTACGGACGACAAGGGTGACCCTATCAGGTCTTGGACGATGCTTGTCGGAGGATACTCGTACTACCAGCCCAAGTTTAATACGACTTACTTTCGCCTGGTTCAGCCCCCCATCGACCCTGAAACGGGATTGTTTGAGTTCCAGTATTCTGGCGATCAGTTTGAAGCGACCAACGCTTACGCCCCCATCGGCGACCCTATTGCGTTTACATACGGGAAGACCGTAGAGGTAGATCAGTTCAAGGCCAACACCGCGCCGACGCCTGACTCGCCGGTCTGCCCCGCCGAGAGCTGCGGGGTCGGTATGCAGCAATTCGCAGAGACAGGCCAGATTTTAATCGGCGCGGATAGTACTCCTGACCCGGATAACGACAGGAAATACTACATCTATGTCACCTTCAACCACCCCCTGTACTTCCGGCGTACCATCACGGTTACCACGGTCGTCCAGAAGACGGTGGTCGACACCGAGTCGCCAACCCCAGTTGTAGTGACCTATATTGCGACTCAGACGCCTTACACCCCTACGGATAAGAACTATTGCAGTTATACCTTCCTGACTGGCGACTACTTCGTACCTGCTAATGCCGCCTTTGATATCATCGTTCCAGAGCAGGTAATCACTCCGACAGGGGGTACGACATACGAATTCTTCTCCCGTTTCGTCAGCGATGTGACTCCAAACGACTGATTTAGGGGGTATTGACATACGGCTAAACCCAAACGGCAAACCATGTCTTGCACCCATTATCAGTTCAAGCAGGGGGTAACCTTCAACGGTGCCGGAACCTATGCAACCGAACCCGGCTGGCCTGCCGACCTGACCGGGGTGACCATCGTCACCGCGCTGCGCGACTCCCGCAATAAGCTCCACTACCTCGACGTGGCCATCACCAGCCCGACGACTTTCACCGTTTCGTCCAACGAGACGCAGCAATGGCACCCCGGAACGGCCTACTGGGATATCCAGTTCTACCAGAATACCACGGAGGTCTTCTATTCGGCCACCGTTCGCCTGGAGATTCTGCCCAACGTCACCCCTAACAAAGTCTCTAACTGATGTCCTTCACGATCAGCATCAACGACCAAGCCGCCTTTGAAGTCCAGTTCGCTGGCCCCGCCGGCCCGACCGGCCCTCAGGGTCCGCAGGGCATTCAGGGCATCCAAGGCGTGAAGGGCGACAAGGGTGATCAAGGCGATCAGGGTATCCAAGGCATTCAAGGCATTCAGGGTATCCAAGGCGTCAAGGGCGATAAGGGCGACCAAGGCATCCAAGGTATTCAGGGCGTCAAGGGCGACCAAGGCGACCAAGGGCCGCAGGGTATCCAAGGCGACCAAGGCCCGAAAGGCGACAAGGGCGATCAGGGTGACCAAGGTCCGCAGGGCGACAAAGGTGACCAAGGCGATACTGGCCCTCAGGGTCCGCAGGGTATCCCCGGCACGTCTGGCATCGCTTTCGCCACCGCGCCGCTGGCCTATGACTCTGGCACCAAGACCGTCAGCATCAACAGCACTCCCACTTTCGATAGCGTTACGGTTGGTGCAGGATACGGTGGCCTTACCGAGAGTCAGGTCTTCGTCGGCGACGGCACGTCTACCAACTACCTCGATATTACGGCCGGCCTGGTCATGCAGGCTGGTGGCGGCATCACCTTCCCGAACGCCACCGTCCAGACCACGGCCTTTACTGGAACGGCCACCAATGGGCTTCCCGTCTCTGGAACTGTTGGTCAGGTTCTGACGAAGACCAGCTCGGCTAACTACGCCGCCAACTGGCAGACTTTCGTACCGGGCGACCGCTATCTGACGACCTCGACGACGAGCCTGACCATCGACAACGCCAACAAGACCCTCACGGTCGGCACGGGTCTTTCTTACACCACGCAGCAGGACGTGATTATCGCCTACGACGCAACCCGTCATATGCATGCCCGAGTCACGACCTACAACTCCTCGACGGGAGTCATGGAAGTGGACGTCATCAGCCACTCCGGCACGGGCACCTTCGCCGTCTGGACGGTCAACGTGGGCGGCACGGTCCCGCTGGCCTCCATCGTCTGGGGCGACATCACGGGCACGCTCGGAAACCAGACAGACCTTTCCAACGCGCTGAACGCCAAGCTGGACAGCACTACGGCTGCGTCGACGTACTTCACGATCGCTTCGGCTGCGGGAAAGGCTAACCTCGCCGGGGCTACGTTCACGGGCAAGCTCATCACGCCGACCCCGACCTCGACCTTCTGCGGACTTAATATCGGAAGTTTTCTTTCTACTTCTAACATCACAGGCTCGGTTGCTGGAGACATCTGGATTGGTACGTTCCAGCTCACCTATCGCAATGGTCAAGGAAACATCGTGTACGGAGCGGCAACAAACCTAGCCAACGTCTTCGGTGCACCTCAAATCATCGACACGACCAACGCTGCCGCTGCCCTGCGCGTGACCCAGAAGGGTACCGGCAACGCCATCGAGGTCGAAGATTCCACGACCCC